TTAAGAAGAGTACACCTTCGAAAATCTCTTTAACTGTAAACATAGCTCCTCCTTAATACCTTTTAATATAATGCAAGGCAAGGAAGAGTTATTAGGGTCTCTGGGCATGAATTTATTGTAAGTGAATTGCATAACCATGCCTAGTCCCCCTTTGTCTACATTATAGCACTTAATTTATTAATTGGTTGAAGAAAACAAGTAGCCAGGATTGTCAATAATCGCTATGGTTTCTATTATTTGAATGACAATACCAAGGGCGTACTTGAAAATGAATATATAATCTAGAATTCCACTAAAAAATGAAGCCCTTTCATTTTCAGAAGAGCCTTTGTTAGTATAGCAAACTTAACTCGCCGGACCTCTCCTCCCAAACGTGAACTCAGGCGAGAACGCATTCGTCTTTGCTACATCTAGGGCGCTACCCCGGTCGTGGTAGGCTAAGAGCTCCACATAGTCACCCTCATTCATCTGCCAGAGGCAAGAGACTATCAGGACTTCCTCATATGCGCTTGGGTTGCGATCTGCATTCTTAGCTATTATCGTCGTCCCGTTCAGGCGAATCATTATCTCTCGATGGTTCCCTCCGGTGCTGGGTGTAAATTCAAAGTTCCCGGTCATCTCGTAGACATGGGTTGTGTTTGCGGTAAAGCGGGTAGGGCTTGCTGCGTTGAAGAATCCTCCCGTATCCCATCTGACAGTATCAAAGGATATCGGTGTTGCTACCCCTGTCGGTATGCTCTGAGATGTGCCCCGTGTCACCCTTGCCGTGTCCAGTTCCGTAAGGTTTAAGGATGACAGGACCCGTGGTGCGCTCTGTCCGCACAAGAGGGCATTGTTCCTCTCGTCCGTGATGTTGGCAGCGGTAATTTGGGTCGCCCCAGCATTAACCCGGACCTGAGCCAGGGACATCTCATATATTGTTGCAGTCCTGGTAAGACTTGGTGCCGTCGGTGATACGGCTGCTGTGCCCTGCCTGATTGCCAGAGACACCACCCGATTTGTAGTGTCTAGGCGTATGACCACCCGGTCTATCCGTGGATTTGTCGGGCTTGCAGCTGCCAGGGACAGAACCTCTGCGGTGTTTTCGACGGTAAAGTGCCGTCCCTGGACAAAGGCCCCTCCCAGGTCGACCCGTATGCCCATTGTTGCTGGTGATGTTGGAATTACTTGTAGCTGGTTGGCGTACCCCGGCACATATCCATCGCTCTGAATGAGCTGGTAAGTTCTACCGAATGCGGCTGAATTATAAATTCTATCTCCCGCTACGGAATCGAAGAATCCGCTGACTTGCGTCATAACTATATCCTCCTTCCGGCATCGCTCAGTTTGCGTATGTCATTAACCCTTGAGACTAGCGTAGGCCATGGGTTGGACAAGTGGACAGTCGTGTCCATGTGTGACTGTCCACTCGACGAGGTATTTGTCACCCCGATAATCCTGGCTTCTACCAATAGGCCCCAGGCGTCCCGGCGTACCGTCACCGTATCTCCTAGGTCCCAATCACGGCGATACCTGAAGCTGCCATACCAATGAACCTCAACCTCAACTACGTCCTCGGCGTCTTTGTCGGCTAGCTCAGCCCTACCTTTGTCCTGGAGGGCAGTGGTGTTGTCTAGATCCTGGGCATCGACCCATATCTCCCGCCTGTCAAAGCCCTGGGGCTCTGTACCGCCCGTGAAGGTGGTAACTATGGGCCTTGTAACCCCTTCGCCCTTACCTCCGACATAGGCGAAGCTCTTAGTCTGGATGTCGCTCTGTAGCCACTTAAGGCTCCTGATGGTATCGAAACCTACATCAAAGAAGACGGGCGTCCCAGAGGAAACCGTCCTGTCCACTCCCGGTATGACATCGAATTGAAACTGTCCCATGCTGTCATAGGTCACTTCCCACCCTACGCCCGATATCAAAGCTAGCTCTTCCAGCATCTGAGCCACGGTCTGGTACCTACCCTGGTAGGTTACACTTGAACCCCGCCCAAGATCGGATGCTATGGTGAGGTTGGTCAGTTTCCGGGTAGCAGCTGCCCCTGGTCCTACATTGGCGTTGACATACCCCTTCATTACCGTTTCCGCCGGTCCCGTCCTGGTGTCAAATTCCTGGCCCGAAGCTGGCAGTATCAGGCGTTCCTCGAAGATGCCACCGACCGAACGCCCTGACACATTGAAAATCTCACCCTGTTTTCCGTTCTCATCGATATTCCGTTCTATCTGCTCGATGAGGTAGACGGCGTCAGGGTCAAAGCCTGTGACATCCTGCTCCTGTGGTGCGACAAGATTCCCTTTTTGAATTTGTTTTGAGCTACCTAAGTTAAAATTAACGTCAAGCCTGAAGGACCCGGGCTTATAGTAGTCCCGAGTCCATTCGAGGCGGTTGTAGTCCTCGATTATCGATAAGGGCAGACCGGATGGCTCGAGTATATAAGCTATAGCCAAGACTCACACCCCTGAAAAGCGTGGGCGCCAAACTATGGTGGCACTCCCGCCTGAACTTGATGATGATTCCAATTTGACCGTATTAGTACCGGGCCTTAGCTGCCAGAAGACAGACCCCAACACAAGACGGTCGAAGACATTGCTCGTTGTCGAGGGCTCGACTAGGGTGATGGACTTATGCCCGAAGCTGGTATCTATCTCGATGTAACTACCCGCAGCAATAGTCCCGGATATCTCTAGAATTTCACCCGTTGTCACGTTGACAAGACGGGGTCCTGTGATGCTTCCAAAGATGCGGGCTACTATCGGTGCGGAATAGTCGCTGACATTAAAAATATTTATCGATGTCGTTGCCAGAACTATTTCTACAGGCAGCTGTAGGGGAAACTGAAACCCACCGGCTGAACTAGCAAGGTTTACTACCTCGTCCGTGTCTAGGGTCCAGTATGCGTCGGGTGCGTAGAATTCCATATCTGCATCGGAAACGATGGCCCCTTCCTGGTCCTTGAATTGAGGGCTCTCCACCGGGACCACGGAAAGACGGACCGCCGTAAATCCGTCCCTGTGATACTCCAAGGTCAGGAGATTAGGTGGAGTTAGGCCCGTGGTCGGCTCGATGGCGAGGGCACTTGCTAGGGTTGCTTTTCTGGTGTGTAGCTCATCCCAGGTGTCTGCTATCACCCGAGCAGATATAATCACCGTTCTACCTGCGGTTACGGTGTTGATAAAGGTCGTCCCTATCTGTTGCGGTCCTTTGACGGTCTGAGGAGTTGATAAGTTTTGACTGGTTCCGTCAAACTCCCGTAGAATGTAGGGCTCCTCCCCGATGTCGATATAGTCTACGCCTAGGGTCGGGTTGGTTGTATATATTCGAAAAAACTCCAACGTCAACTCACTCCCCATTCCGTAGCGATCCGTCTCAGGGCCCTTTCCGTATATCTTTGCAGATCGGAAGGTGCTGCCTGGGCTGTGATGTGCTGGACTAGCTGGACTCCTCCAGGTCTGTCGCTTCTCGACAAGGGCGAAACGGCAGCTCCCCGGGGTAAGCTCAGAAGCTCAGGGCCACGCTCACCGACTAGGGACAGGCCAGGCCTTCGGATGACCCCACCGGATTGCAGACCTGGGATGGCACTAACAGCTGAGGTAGCCCTTCCTACGCTGGCCCTAACTCCTGAGATAACCCTTCCTGCCATGCTTTGCAGGTTATTTATAGCTCCGACGACGCTGCTTATGGCGCTGTTGATGGATGCTATAATCCCTCGTATCCTCGCCGCTGCGGAGCTAAACACTCCAACGATACGGTTCCAAATACCTGAGAAGAACCCCGGCACCCCACCCCAAGCGCTCCGGGTAGAGCTTACCGCATTGCTCCATAAGCTTCTTATTACGCTAAGTATTATGCTGGCAGCATTCCTGAATGTACCCGTAATAAGATTCATTACTGATTGAGTTATAGACCTTATGCCATTAAGGGCACTCGACCAATCGCCCCTCATTACCCCTGCTGTGGTCACCATGATACTGCGGATGATGTTCAGGGCCGACCGTACTACAAGGGATATCTGGTTGAAGGTTGCACTAAAAATCGTTCTAATTGTCCCACCCCATGCGCTCCAAAAAGCCGCCAGGCCTGCCATTATGGTCCTGACTACTGAATTTATCTGCGTAAAAGTCGTCGCCACCAAAAGGCTTAAGGATGAAAAAATAGGCCCTGCTATGGCCCTTATTGCCGTCCATCCTGTGATGACCGCCGTCCTGAATGTTTCGCTTGAGTTATACGCCCTGATAAAGGCTGCTGTGATAAGGCCCAACCCTATAACCACCATACCTATAGGCCCTGATAAAACCGCAAAACCCGCTTGCAACAAAGGTAAGGCCCTAGCGACAGAACCGATGACGAGAAGCAAAGGGCCCAGCCCCGCTACAAGTCCTGCTACGGTTACGATAAATATCCTTGTCCCTGAACTCAGCCCATTGAAAGCGGTTATCAGGGTTGTCGCTCCCTGTGCTACCTGAGTGATGGCGGGTGCTAGAAGGGTGACCAGTCCAATTTGAGCCGACTCCAAAGCTCCCCGCATCTGCTCCATAGCTGGATTGATCCCTGCCTGCATGGTCTGAGCCATGCTCTGAGCTGCCCCGCCGGAACTCTGAAGCCCGCTGGTAAAGGCACCCAAAGTCGCTGGCCCTTGCTGCAGCAGGGTTAAAAATGCAGCAGACGCATCTCGTCCGAATATGGTGGATAAGGCAGCTGCCCTCTGTTGCTCACTCATACCTTGTAGGGCTGATTGGAAGTTGTTAATAATAGCAGGCAAGGGCAGGAGCTGGCCTTGAGCGTTGAACAATTGGACTCCCAAATCCTGGATGGCTTTTGCTGCGGTACCCGACGGCCCGGTGAGGGCTAGGAACACGTTCCTCAAAGCCGTTCCTGCGGTAGCCCCTTGTATTCCGGCATTTGACAACAATCCGATGGCTGAAGTTGCCTCTTCGAACGATACGCCAAGGCTCGAGGCAACAGGCCCAACTATTGCCATGGCGCTTCCGAGGCTGGCGACATCTGCCTGGCTCCTTGCAGATGCAGCTGCCAGCACATCTGCTACTCGTCCGGCCTCCGCTGCCTGAAGGTTGAATCCTGCTAGTATCCCTGTGGTTATAGATGCGGCTGTGCCCAAATCGGCGCCTGCTGCAGCGGACAGATTCAACAGGCCCGGCATCGCCTGCATGGTCTGCTGTGCATTGAATCCAGCTTGAGCGAGTAAGGTCATGCCTTCAGCTGCCTGGGTTGCGGAGAATCTGGTCGATTCGCCTAGGGTAATCGCTAGGTCCGTTAACTTTTGGAGGTCGCTTCCCGTGGCCCCGCTTAAGGCCCTGACTTGATTCATCGCTGATTCGAAGGACCCGAAGGTGCGAAGGGCAGACACTCCGAACGCAGTTATCGGTGCCGTTAGGCCTATAGATATCGCTGTACCTACACCCTGCATAGACTTGCCGATGTCCTGGGCGCTTGTCTTTGCTGCTTCAAAGTCTGTGGAAAGCTGTGTCATATCCCCTACTATCTCGACGACAGCTCGGCCTAGGACCGTCTCGCCTGCCATAGCCTCACCTCCTTAAATACAAAAAATAGAGAGGACAGCGGTTATCTCGCTTGCCCTCTCCTGCCGAATTTGACCGGGTATACCTCCGGCCCCATCAGCCGGACCGCCTTCTCAAACTGTTGTTGCCGTTCTTCCCGAGTCTTCTCCTTGCTCCTGGCATTTGCCCTTGACCTGTATAGGTCTCGACCCTTGTACTTCTTCTTAGTCCATACATTCATAATCTGAGCGGTGAAGTGTGCCTGTAGTTCTGCTTGGATCTCGAATCGAAACTCCCATCCGTCGATGACGGCCTGAATCTCACAAGGTGTCATATGACGAAATTCCAAGGGTGAGATGCCACACTTGGCAGCATCCCGCATTAGCTCATGCCAGTTCCACTCATCGGCGTATTCATCGCCTTTTTTGGGCTTGTCGTAGCTCCTTGCTGCATGTTGCCAAACGCTTCTTGGAAGGACTCGCTGGCAGCGGTTATAGCCCGAACCAGGCCTATCTCTCCGACAAGTGTTCCGGCTTCGCCTATCGTGATGTTCGGATTCTCCCATAATAGTCCCGCCCAGAGAAGGGCCCGGACTTCCTTCATACCGAAATCCTGTTTTTCGAATTTGGCAGCTATCTGCATGAACTTCATCCCTAGTTCGTCCTCTAAGGCACACAGGGCATTTACGTCATACCTGAGGGTGATGGTTTTGTCATCCAAGGTTATTTTTTTGTCTCCTAAGGCCAAAAGAATCCGCCTCCCTAGAGCGTTGTCCACGCTTCATTCAACTGAAACTCCACGCTTATGGTCGAGGTATCATTGTCGGGCCAATCATCTTCGATCGACGTTATGAGAGCTTCCGCCTGCTCGACATGGACCCCATCATCGCTCCGTCTCAAGATTACGGACTCCTTAGCCCCATAAGCCCTTCGAAGCTCGTTCATGCCTGCATCGTTTGCTATATATAAAGACTCCAAGGTCAAAGTGTCATCCCGCTTGCCATAAAGAAATTTAGTGTGATCGTTCTGCTTGTGGGTAGCCTCTATCATCTCTCGTTCAGTCGTTGCCGTAAGCCCTGTCTGCTCTGCGATGGCTGTTGGTACTCCACCCACATTTACAAGTAAAAGGACGCTGGCTCCATCCTTTGCCAATTCCTACACCTCCTTATTCAGGGCGAGGTTAAGGGTGACAACCAGCCCATAAACCCGCCCGTCTGCAACAGCGAAGAAGGGCCTGGTAGCCCTACACCTCACCGTCTCCCACCCTGTTACCTGTAAATCGTACTTATGAAATAACTCCCATACCCGATCTGCGATGCACTCGACTTGCCTCATGCTACCTGTCGCATCCCCGAATACTCGGATGTCCCGGACCGGCCTTGACCCGACCCTCTGCTTCGAGTGTTCCGGCACATCAGTAATATCCGAGACCTGGCCTGCAGTGATTATCAGGGGCAAGGGCGCATCAGGTGGCACAGGTTCTGCGGTAAATATAGTCGGCTGCCCGTGATAGCGAGGCAGCATGGAGACGAGAGCCGAGTCCTGCGACATTCTTTTATAGACGGCTTCTGTCATAGCGCTCATATCAACCACCCACCAAGATGCGTAGTATAGACCCCTTGCTCTCCTCGAAGGCGGGTCTTAGGAAAGGCCTCGCCGCCATCTTCACCGTGCCGAATTCCAAATACCCTGCGTAGGGTGCCGCCGCTTGGACAGTCACCGTGACAGAGTTGGCAGATGTGTCAACCCGATAATCGATGGAGTTACGCAGCTGGCCCGTGACAAGTTTCGGCGGTTCACCGGGAGCTGAAGGGTTAACCCCTCCAGGATTAGGCCTTGATACCAAGTTCTTCGCTCGCCCTGACACCTGCTGGCCAACTGTCTGAGCCCCGGCACGCATCCGCTGGTTCATGACCTTAAGCATGGCGTCAGAATTCCATTCTGTGATTTTCACCCTGAAGCTTATCGCCAAGAAATTACCACCGCCCTAGAGGCTGACTGCCGCCACCGTGACAGATGTCACAGCGGAATATGTGACAGACGTCTTCCCGTCGCATGAGTTGAACCTGGTCTGAAGGAATGGCCCTATCATCTTCTCACCGGATGCGGGTACCGCTACAATGGCGTTATGGTCAAAGCCCTGGTCGCAAGGGGTTACGGAATTGACGGTGACATCGATGGACGAACCGCCGCCGTTTTTGACATGGATGAATGTCTTGCCGTTGTTGACAAAGGAATCACCCGTAGAGTCCGCTGCCACATAAGACACGCTTAACCCCGCCGTTGTCATGGTCTGTACTGCCAATGCCGCCATTTTGTATTCCTCCCAAATAGTTCTTTTAAGTCACGGTCTAGACACCGTGCTGGACTTCCTCACAGTCTATCTCCAGGTGGTGGCCCATGGTACTGGGGTCCCTTACCCCTACCACCCTCAGATTCTTACCCGCTCCTTCGACCCGGTCGTGGCGCTCAATATCAAGAGGTGCCTCTGCATAAAGAATATGGGTGACATGGGCTTGCCATTCCGCAGCTATCATTTGCTCTCTAACGGTAGCGGGCCGGAGCCTTCCCCTGAATGTAAAAACGGGCTCAGGGGATTTTATAAATCCACCTTGCCCGTCCTGTGTCCGTTCATGTTTGTATATGTTAAAAGTGTTATTGAGTAGGGACCGAAACTCTGAGCTAGTCGCCATAGCGTTCGTCCCACCTCTCGTCCTCTTCGTCGCCTGAGCCTGGATTGTTCATCATACGTCTTCGAAATGCGGGCTGCACCCGGTCGTCATCTTCTTCCTGGGCACCCTTGTCGGATACGCTGATACCTCCCGCATAGGGCACACCTATCCTTATCCCGCTTGCGATTCTGAGCTGTCGGGCTCGGGCTGCGAAGCTCTCCGCTTTTTGGCTCATCGAGATGGAATAGTCTCCGAGACGCATATCTACGGCGGTGGCAAACTTTGCCGATAAGGCCTCACATATCGCTGCTGCAGCTCCTTTAGGGTCCGTCTCAAGCGCCAGCATATAGACAATCTCTTCATCCTGAACTAGGGGTTCGTCTGGGTTAGTGTCGCCCACTAAGAACCTGACAGCATCTTTTGACGATACTGATGGATCACCTGAATAATTCCAGGATATATAAACCACCTCCAAAAAAGGGTAAAGAAAAAAGCCCTGTCCTACACCACCCCGAAGATGTGGAGGCCTCGGCAAATCCTTTTAGACAATATGCAGTTACATTTTGTTGCATTTTCTAGCCGATGGCTGTCGGTATTATTGTCATACGGCCTACGAATAGGGTCGATACATTCCCGGAGACATCCGCCAAACGGGCTTCATGGTAATAGTCCCCTGACAACCCTTCCGTATCCGATGGGTCTATGTCTATCCTAAACAGCCCTCCAGAAGCGCTGGTGATGGATATCCCGCTGGTGGTAGTCTTTGAGATGACTTCCCCGCTCCTCGAGAGGATATCCCGCTGTACCTCCCAGGCTAGGGACGCACCTGATATATTTACCGGAACGAAATTGGCATCTACAACCCGGACCTTCAGCCGGATACTCTCCCCTTCATACATCTGGAAGTCCTGTCCAGAAACTGCCATTTAGCTCACCGTCCAATCAAGGACTACCAGGATATCCCTGTTTATGTCCGGTCTTCCTACTAGCTCGATGTACAATAGCTGTTGTATAGTCATCCTCCCTAAAACCTCAGACCTGGCTGTAGCTAATCCGGTGATGGGCGTATTTCTATTCATGAAGGCCTCGACTTCCGAGGCTGCACCGGTAGCCCCATAAAGCCTATAACCTACCTCGAGATTAGCCAGGGAAGAACCTACAGCCTGGACCTGGCCCCGGAGGAAGTCCTGCATCGATAAGAACCCGTCTAATCCCGCGGCTCCAGGGATGCTACCCGGAATTTGCCTAGCCCTGCCTAAGAAAGCCGATAGGCCGCTGATATCTTCAATGGTCCCAGATGTCCCTACGACCAGCAGGAGACTGGCTTCTACCTGGGAGCTGGCCTCGATGATGCCGGATATATCGCCAACCTCTTGAAGGGTGCCGCTCACCTGGCTAGTTTCGGCGATAATGCTAGCAAGGACCGCTTGACCTGTTAGGACCCCGGTCATGCCGGTTGTAACCCCTACCTGCCCTCTAAAGGCGATGGAGGTTGATATGCTGCCCGAAGTTGCACAAGTGACTTCTATGGACCCATTAAGAAGGACTGCAGCTGAAAGGTCTGCGTTTGCACCTGAGTCGGCTATAACATTTCCAAGCATTGGAAGAGTAGACTTTAGTTTGCCGGTTATTACTACTGTAGTACCAGCTGAGCTATGTATGCCCCGTTGTCTTTCGAGGATACCCGCAAGGGATGATGTGTCTTCGATATTCCCTCTTTCAGATATCGTTACTGACAGACCTGCGGTTAGTTCTGAAACGGCCACCGAAAATCCACTCGGCTGGTACATTACACCCAGAAGCCCAGTCGCTTCGGCGTTCCCACTCATGGCCCCAGATATTAATACATCTGCCCCTAGACTACCGCTAACGGTAGCGCTGGCCCCAACTACACCCTTAAGACCCGCCTCGATGGTTATGTCACCTATTGCGATGGACGTCGCTGCCGTCGTCCCATGAATCGGCAAGGATAAAGATAAGGTGCCTTCATCTGTTGCCGTAGATTCTATGCTCCCGGCTAAGGCCAAAACTCGGCTTAAGGAGACTGTAAGATCGGAGACGCCTGTTGCGGTGCCCTCCACCGTAGCATTAACTTTCAGGATACCTGCTAGGCTAGACATCCCAGGGGTTAGCCCCATGACCCTTCTGGACATCCTGGGAGTCCCACTTGCAGTCGATAATCCCTGGCTGGCGCCCGTTATCGATATACTTGCATCCAAGCTACCTTCAACGGTTGCCGTTCCCTGAATCATTCCCTCTAAAGGCACGGTTAGGAGTAAGGATGCCGTAGCGTCGGATTGCCCGGATATTGTTCCGGCTAACTCGATTGCTCCACCTGCTACGGTCAAGGCTCCGGTGACTGACGAGACGCCATCAATAATTCCCGCCAGAATCTCTGCTCCCGAGAAGAATGCGCCTATCTCCCATATATCAACCCCGGTGTCGCTGATCTGCCCTTCGACCTTGCCAGCGTTTCCCTCGATAATGCCGAAGGTATGAGACCTTGACCGGCGTACGATGTTTTCGGTGCTGCCTTGGGTTCTTAAGCCATAGGTCGCAGTCGTGCTTAACCTCGACACTACCTCGTAGACGCCTCCAAGGGCACCTACCGGCAGGTCTCCCAAATTTGTCCAAGCGCCCGTCGTGGATATATCTCGGTCCAAGGCATTGGTGTTGAAGGTGCCGAGGGCCCTGATGTATCCCAAGAGCCACACCTGGGCGTTCGCTGAAGATAGATATGCCTCGAATATCTTGGATGCGTCTACCCCGATTATTGCGCCTATATGATAGCTTACTGAACTGTTCCGAGTGTCGCTGCTGCCGTTTTTGCGCACCCCTACGCTTGCGGCTGTTCCGTCTGGGCTGATTAGCTCCAGGACCGCAGCTATCGCCGTATCCGTACCCGTATCCGTTGATATGTCAACATCTACAAAGCTGCTTAAAGCGCCGGGTGTCTTATTCGGTGCATTGGTAAAGAATGCCGCATCGGTTTTGAAGTACCCGACGAGGTATATGTCCTGACCCGTGGTTGATGTCACATTGAGCTCGACTATTCCGTTTGAATCAATGCCGACCGCACACCAGAAATGCTGCGTAGCTCCCATGTTCGTGGTTCTGGAATCGGTGCTGCCGTTCATTCTGAAGCCGATGGCCCGCTCGTTGGTGGTGCTTGTGTTGACGATATGTAGGATTATTCCTGTAGCCCCGATAGGCACATAAGACGATACATCCGCATCTTGCCATCCGGTAAGGGCTGGGGTTATCTCGACAGGTGTCATGAATACTGCCATATACTCCCCACCTGCCCTTCTAGCCTATAACTGTCCTGATGATCGTCATGCGCCCTGCGAATATACTTGTAGGGTGATTCAAGCTGTCGGTCATTCGGCACTCATGGTAATAAGCTCCGCTCTTCCCATCGGTATCGCCTGGTGCTAATTCGATATGGAACCGCCCACCTTCGTCATCTTCTACGGCTATGCCCGAGGCCGATGTCTTCATGATAGAGGTGGACTGGCCCGCCAGCTGGTCCCGTTGGACCTCCCAGCGAAAACTCGCCCCGGTTATATCTACAGGTCTGTTTTCCCGGTCTACCACTCGGCATGAAAGAATAAGAGTCTCGCCCGCGTACATATCGAAGTCCTCTTCTAAGGGCGCCCTACCGTTGCGGACACGGCCCAATATATCTATCCTCCGGATGAGTGCAATTAAGATACGGTCGAGGAATCCACTTGCTGTGCTGGTAGCATGGATAGCTCCCGGCAGTCGTCGGGCATTCCTGGCGGTCCCGATTATATCTGCAAATCCAAGGGTTTGACTCCATAAGCCTCTCTGCCTAGTGATGTCTCCGGTGGTCGTACTCGATGCGGAGGTGGCACCCTCTATGGGCTCCAGGATTCGCAGACTACCGGTCTGTTCGCTCGCTCCGGGCATCGCCCCAGAAAGTCTTATGAAGACGGACACCGCACCAATAACCTGGCCCAAGGCTGTTATAGTTGACTCCATCCTGGCCCCGGCTGAGAGGAATCCTACCAGCCCTGAGTCTCCTACCGTATCCCCTAAGACCCTCATGAATACCCTGGGATCCCCTGTTGCGGTGGGCTGGCCCGCGATATCTCCCACCAGCTGCCGGAATGTGGAAAGGGCCCCGCCGCCTGCGCTGGTACCCGGTACCTCGCCTGTGATAGGGACATCGGCCCGGAGGATTCCTGCGAAGGTTGACCTCACATCGGCTAGACCTTCTAGAGAAACATCTGCGAATAGTTTTCCGGCAGTATCGGACATACTAATAGTTTGCCCCTGTAAGGCGTTTAGGAGCCCCAGGAGAGCTGAAAAGGTGACGGACAATGTTGTTATACCTTCAAGGACCTTCGGAACCGTCAGAAGGCCGAAATGTGCAATCTGGCCCTGAACACTACCCGTCAAGCTCAAGGTTTCGAAGGTTAGGCGGGCGTTGACATTTGCCTGGGTTGACATAGCCCCTGTCATACCCGCCGAGATATCCAAGCGTGCGCTTATGGCGCTCACCACCGGGATGCTGCCTGCAACGGGCACGTTTGCTCTTAGCTTTCCTGTGACAGCTGTCAAGGCGTCCGCCGACCCGGTTATCGATTTTGAGGTCATCAAAAACCCATCGATAACCGCCAGTCCGGCTGTGGTTCCCGCCAAGCTCCAATCGATGGAGAGGGAACCCGACCCCACACCTTTACATATGGCGGTACTTACCAGCTCCCTGGCGGCTATCATCCGGCCTTCTACGGTTGTCGTCCCAGGGATGGCACCCCTCAAGGCGGAGGATATATCGATGGTCCCCGCCACCGCTGCCATACCCTCTGCCTCGCCCCTAAGAAAGAGGGGTGTCGGCGCTGTCAACCCGTTTGTCCCTATGCCTACGAAGTCAAAATCGTGGGTCCCCGCTTCGAAGGTTGTCACCCCGATAAAGCCTTCTGAGTAGGTGGTATCTACTGCTGTCAGGAGAGGTGACCCCGGTTCGTCCTCCCCATCCTTCCATACTTTGGCTTCCAGGGTAGAGCCTATGACACTAAATCGGACATGGTAGTACTTATTGGACTCCCAGGTATAGACTTTGGTATCAAGGACCACCAAAGCAGGGTCGCTGCGGACCAGTTGAACCTCGTCCCCATTTCGAAATAGAATCCGATATCCAAAAGAGCTGGAAGATGATGGACCAGCTCCCCGTATGATTAACCCCAGCTGATAACCAGCTGAAGAAGATGCCCGAAGCCTTGCCGTTATCTCTGCATCCGTGACCGTGCCTATTGCGTCCCAACTCAGGACCCGCCTTTTGGTTATGGTCGAAGTATGCTTTAAATTCCGACCCCTGGTAGCGGTGGCATCTGCCTCGACCGTCCAGCTCTGGTTATCGTTATCCCACTTCACGGTCCAGTCATCGGGCATATCACCCGTGGCATACTCCCCGAACATAGTTAATTTAGTTGTAGCCAGGTCTGCGGTCACGGAAGAGATTCCAGATATAAGGCCACCCAACATCAGACCAACGGATAAGGATGTTGATAAGGCGGATACCCCGGATACTAACCCAGAAAGGGCAATGGTCGTTAGCTGACCAGACATGATAGCTTCAACTTCGACTGTCCCTATCAGGGCTCTCTTGTCGAAAGTGATCCTGCCAAGCGCCTTCGCCTCATTCTCTATAGGCCCGAATAGCCCTACATCCAAGGCTATCTTCCCCGTCGTTGCGTTCTGAGCCTGAAATATCCCAGACAGCTTTCTTGTCCTCTTGGATACTGCCTGCGACGAGCTGCTTCCCGAGATAAGGCCAGCCATCCGAATCAGGGCCTGTAATTCTCCGGTCGTATTCCCTGCAGCCGTTAAGAGGCTTTTTATCTTCGCTGTAGCCTTCAAGCTGCCAGATAGCACAGATGACCCTGTTATAGTTCCAGCCAGGGATTCTATTGTCACGCCGTTGAAATGGCCAAGCTGGAAAAAGTCGACGCTTGTTGCACTTATCCTGCCCTCTACTATTTGGGAGACTGCCCCGGATATACCCCAGGCGTGGACGAAGGGCCTGCTCAAAATGCTCGATGTGTTTCCGTCCTGCCTAAACCCATATTCTGCTGTTGAATCGCTTTGTATTACCTCGTAGATAGCGCCTACCGCACCCGAAGCTAGGACAGGCAGATTCTGCCAAGTGCCCGGGGTAGTCAGGGACCTATCTATGCCGTTTGTTTCAAACGAAGCCCCGCCTTTTATGTAGCCAAGCAGAAAAAAGTCGCAGGAGACGTTTCCTATCTGTCCTTCGAAAATCTCTGTTCCATCGACCCCTATTACCGCAGCCGAATGATTAGCGCTGTAATAGGATATACGGTTATCTGTACTACCGTTTTTTCGAACACCCCAGCTGATGCTGGCTGACAATACCTCCAGGATGGCACCTACAGCGGTATCTGCTCCCGTATCGGATGCGATGCTGATATCCGTCCAGGCGCCGGTTATGCCTAGGGATTTGTCGGGTGCGTTAGTGAAAAAGGCTGCATCGGCCGTAAAATATCCATGGAGATATATGCTAACGAATCCGGTATTGCTTACATACCCCTCGAACATCCGGCTCGAGTCTACTCCCACCGCACACCAGAACATGCAGTTTGCAGCCAAGGTGTTGATTCGGTTGTCTGTGCTTCCGTTCTGCCTGAATCCGACATTCTGAGCTAATACTCCATCGTCGATATCAAATTGCAGAATGACACCCGTGGCACCAGCAGGTACATAGGCCGACACATCGACATCGGTCCAGGCGCCCGCAGTTCCCGGCGTAACCTCCACCGGACTGATGAATACCGCCACCTGATGCCACCTCGCTCAATAGTTAGATATCCAGGTCGTAACCCTCAGCCTTTAACTCTAATATCCTCTGCTTGGCCAGGTCGCTCTTGCGCCTAGTCAAGGGCACTTCTCCATTGTCCGAAGCGTCGTTATATCGCTCTTCTGGAATCTGCTTCTCCTTTGGCTGCTTCTTGTTTGTTTCGTCGAAGTCTACGTCCCGCTTTAAGAAGATAAGCCCGTGGAGCTTGTCGAATTGCTCCTTTGTCAGGATGCCGTAATTTCTGAAGGGCAAGCCGTTATAGTAACAATCCGACAGCTCGTCATGGATGCTGTTGTATTTTTCATCGAAGGTGCTTCGAAATTCCCCGAACTGCACCCCGTCATAATTTCGCTTTTCCGGTTTCCAAGGCATACCATTCACCCCAAAAAAGGGCGATGGGATCGTCACCCTCGCCCTTTTCTATTCAATCCCCATATCAGTCGAGAGTAATATCGAGGTCACCAATTGCGAAGCTGGCAGTATCCCCGGTGTCAATCGTCTTAGATGCGGTAAGGGCTCCGGTTGCGATTACATTGGTAAACCCTGAGTTCGTGTCAGCGATGAAAAAGTGGGTTACCGTGCCCCAGCTGGCGGTCGCTTCCGGAAAGGTAATGGCTACACCATTGGACTTCGCACCACCCGAAGCATTAGGCCAGTTCGTGGTGTTATTTGTCACGCTAACCCGAGCATAGGCACCCGTTGCGGGCTCGGTGATGTTACCGCCTGAATCCGTAGGGGTTGTCGTCGATAGGCCTATATACAAGGTGGTCGGCGCCGAGTACGCCGTATTGCCCCATACGTGGTCTAGAAGCTTGTTCTCCAGATAATCGGTAAAGGACATTAAGGGCTCCCTCCTCTTATCGTTCAAAAATAAAAGGGAACCGCATTTTAAGCGACTCCCTTATCTACATTTGGACCGTTTTAGCCGACCGCAGATGCAAAGAATTTGCCGAGTGCCGGGGCAATTAACTTTGCATCGAAGGCGATTTCACCCTCGATTCTATCTGCCGCCAACTCCTCCATTCTGAATCTCTTGATGCGGTTACCGTAGGCCCCAGCTCCCAAGAGCCCCGTCCAGGCGAATATGTAGCCTCCGCTTGGCTGCATGATGGACGGCCTTGGGTTAGCATAGACCAGCAGGGCAGATTTGCCATAGATGAAGCTGAAGCTATCGGTCGCACCCTCTGCTGCCGTGTTGATGACACCCCAGGGCACAAGGACCCTATCGACTTCGAAGAGTCCGGCGAGTATATCCGTCGTTACGACCGCTCTCTGGGTATATTTGATTCGGTCTGTGACATTCGGGTGGTTTCTCAGCACGTTAAAAACAAAGGGCGACAGAACTAGCACATTCGGCTTATAGCCTGTAAGCTGTGCAATCTGTACGCCCTGGTTGGTGACATCCTCTATAGGTGTGCTGCCTGTCTGGTCCCATTGAAGAAATTGGTTCGCACCCGGTGCTGCCGCAACTCCGGTCTGGTCCGTGTCCCATACTCCTGTTGTAAAATAATTATCTGCCCAGACTTTTTCCCGTTTTAACAGGCATTGTTGCGTCACGAATATCGTGGAGTCACGATCCATGTTTATCGGTGCGTCCGCATTGGCCCGGACCTGGTCATCGACATCTTTGTGAACGGCGTAAAGCTTCGCATAGTATGTCGGCGTGTTGTCGATATCGAATCCAGAACCCGCGGATTGGGTAGCTGGTGCCCGTTCCTGGGCCTCTACCCTAAAGAAATCTCCTCGGTCGTAAGCAAAATATCTATCGGACTGTTTCTGAACTGGCACCATAGGAAAAACCCTATCGGCTATGAAATTCTGTGCCTCTTGAATATATGCAATCGATATATTCGTAAGCGGTGCGTTCACATGGACATCGGAGGCCGTTGGCTGCGCCATATAGATTCATCTCCTTTCTTTTACCCTATGACAATTAGAAACTGGACCTGTCCATCCGTGAAGGCTTGGGTCACCGTTGCCTCGATGCTGATGGCATCGGATGCGGTGAATGCATTAGCTGCGGTGATGGCAGTCGCATTGACAACATTGCCTAAGGGTGTCACATCGGTATGGGTCAATTGCAGGACCCCGCCCGTGACGTTGGTAGTGCCTATCTCCAGGTTGAACGAGATGTCCGCATTGGTGTCCGTCGTCGGGGTTGTCACGGCTGAAGAAAATTTTGAGATGGTACCGGCGAATCCAGGGACATAGCCCGTGATAACATCCCCGGTAGCCGTTATTGCTGCCAAGGGTACGCTGAAGGATAAGACGCTTTTGGTGTTAGACCCGCTGGATGTTCTCGTAGCCAGGGCGACGGTCTTGATCTGGTCTGCTGTACCGCTCTCGAGGGCGATGCCGACGACGGGATTGGTGCCCGTTGCCGGGATTAACCTACCAGACGCATCGGTCATAAGATTATTCCCGGCCGTAACCGCAGCGCCGTAGATCGCCTTTGTTTCACCCAGGACCATGACCCCTGCCACCTGGCCCGCTGTCGGTTTGTTTTGGAGGACGCCTATGGCATTGGCATTAGCTCCCGATAGGGCTGCTTTGCCGTTAGAGTCAATCGTTATGCACTTAAATTGAGCGGCTGACAGATCAGCTGCAGCTATTAAGGACATCATTTGAACCGGTATCTCTCGTGCCATATTAGCGCACCTTCCTTTCGTTCAGGTACTCCTGGTATAGTTCAGGATGCAGGTCCATGACTCTAGAAATGGCCTGCTCCTTGGTCATTGTAGCGTCCTTCTCCACTATAGACCCTGCCAGGGCCTCGATCTGCGCCCATGCGCTGCCCTTTGTAATTCCTGCGGCATCTGTGCCGATCTCCTTAAACAACGCTCCAGCTGCGATAGCAGCGTCCGCCTTGGTAAGAAGACCCTCTACAACCTTTGCCTCTTCAGGTGCCTTCTCGAGCAGACCCTTGAGAACAGGCCCGAACTCCTCAGCCTTGACCCCTAAATGAGAAAAGGCCTTCGCTTTAACGATAGCCTCTTCCGTAGCCCTTTTGTCCTTTTCTTCTTTAAGCTGCTTTTCTAGGTCCTCATATCCCTTGAAAAGGGCGGATACCGTGTCCCTCATAGTCTCCGGCAACTTACCGATGATGTCTTCTTTTTTAATAGGGCCTTCAGGGTTAGGCTCCCCTTTATTCACTTGGTTGGAAGGCGATGGGGTTGTATAACCTATTGTTTCAGCCATTACCTCAAAGACAGGCTGGGGTATTGCGTCGCTGTAAGCCCCTAGTATCCTCATAGCAGACATCAGAGCCTCTGTGGCATCATCGGAAAGGTTTTCTTGCTTCATAAGCTTGATAACCTTATCCTCTTTCTCGACGGCGGTCCCGATCAACGCCAATACCTCATCAGGGGTCATCTTCATTCTGGCTCCACATCCTTTCATAAGCAAAAACGGCCGCTTGTTAGCAGGCCGTCCCACGATCGAAACTTCGTTCACTTTAAGATTCCGCAGTCTGGTTGTCACACTCTTGTTCACTCCTTAGCCCGCATTCTGAGGGCGTATCCTCAAACTTAATCAAAAATAAGGATAAGGGTCTGACCCAAACCTTAGTCGGACCTGGCCCCGTAGAACTATAAACAACCATGGTCTCCTCTGTCTCGGTATGGGTAGCTATAGCCATCACATAGTAGTCGTGACCTGTCTTGATGTTCCTGTAATAGGTAAGGGGTTGTACCTTATCAAGCAAATCATGTCGCCTCCCTATTCGCACTACCTCCGATAGAGAATCCTCCGTAATCCCCGCTTTTTACGGCTTCCCACATTCTGTCATCTAGTACCTTGACCGTCATTAGCCAGGCGCCCTTCGGGATATCTTGCCCGTCAATTTCCAGGCTTGAGGGTGCAATCCAGCTCTCGACCACCTGGGCCTGGGCTTCCTTCCGGTGAGAATCCCCTATAACTCTGGAATTCATCAGCCAATCATGAGCTGCCTGCTCAATCTCTTCTGCCGAAATAATATCTCCTTGGGCATCTACTACATCCGGCTGTAAGACAATTCCCGTTACCTCTCGCTTCTCTTCGTCTTGCTTAAACACTACAAGCTGCTTTTCAACCACTCCGATGTCTGGATCGACGTTGAGATTTTTTTGTATGAGGTCCTTCAGCTCCTCAAGGGCTGCTAACTTCCGCACACTCTGAGACCTTTGTATATTCCTTGGATGGGGCATTACGATATCAGCCTTATCGCCTAAGGCCTTCAGGGCTGTACAGCCTAGGGCTACGATTGTTTTAGGTCTAGCCTTCTCGAGCTCCGAATCTAGCCACGGCCTAAACTCGTTTATCTCTTCATCCGTAGGTTCTCGACCCAAAAACTGCGGGACTGCGCTCGTTATGAATACATCCTCCCGCTTCACTCCAAGAGGGTCTAGATACATACCTTTGAAAATCTCGCCTATAGGGCCCAGGAAAAGTCGTCCTCTAAGAGCTTCAATTGCATTGGGAGATGAGCCTACAAAGGCTATGACGGCGTCTACAGGGCCTTCAGGCGGCACCTGTTGCTTCTGCGAAATAGTCATGCTCCATCACCCTCTTTCGGCGGTAGGTTTGCCAGGCGTCTAAGATGGTTCTCCAATTGCACGTCTTGGGAGAGGTTTATGCCTGCTCCAGATAGTTTATTAATGTATTCCCCTAGCTCCGTCAGGCTCGGCATGACGATGTCACCCGGCTTAAGCTCCGGTAATCTCTCTTCTGCATATCCATTCAATTTGAAGAGCCTAGGAATGGCATACCGGTTGAATACGGCTGCTATGGAATCCAGCCACGCCCCAAGGGCCGTAGCAAAGAGGGTCGTCTTGTTTGATGATAAGGCAAAGGACCCGACATTCGACTGGCCCAGAAGGATAAAGTCCGCTAGTACCGTCATGGCGATGCGCTGGTCATATCGGCTGATTACAGCTCCCGTATCAAAGTTCCGCCTGCCACCCGTTGATAGCAGGGCAAAGTCATAGGCCTTGTGGCCCGTCTCGTCATACACCAGGGGAAATATAATGCCCTCTTGCTCGTCTCTCCTGACGTTTGTAACTATCTTCTTGACTGCCGAGAGGACAGACAAATCTTCAGCCGTCGCCTTAGATGACAAAAGCTGCGGAGGTACCCAGGCTACGGGCAGGCCCGCTAGGTCCCGCTCAATGCCAATACCTTCGATCTCCTCGATATGCTTTTTGAAGTACCAGCTCCGATATGCATTCCGCAAGATTGACCGCCCTTCAGGGTTACCTTTGCGGACTTGTGTCCTGAAGAGTAAAGCCTTTTCCACCGGTATGAATTTCGGAATCCAATCCGGTGGCGCAGACTGCACCATCCCCTGGAGGCCCGCATGTTCATCGAATCGCCATTCATAGAGGGTGTCCTGGCTTCTGATAGGCAACTTCCTCCAGCCTATAAGGCCGTCCGAATACTTGCTGGATAGACTCGAATCAGCATTGCTACCCAAGCGCACCTTATAGACAATCTCATGGTAGGACCATCCATATGTCAGCATGGACATTATCTCGGAGATGGTGTCCTCCCATGTCATACTCATGTCAGATAGAACAGTCTTCAGAAATTCCGCCCGATTGACGTCACCCGACTCTTGGGAAAAAGGCACTACATCCCACTTAACTTGGCGTATAAGCATGTCTATGACAAATAAAATGGCGCCAATTACGGCGTCATTACTCGACATTTCCTGATATATTTTGATGCCCCGGGTGCCTTGCAGCTGTTTAAGAAACTCCTCATATACGACTCCACCGAACTCATTTAAGCCCGAGGATCCGATTTCTTGGAGTGCCATAAGGTCTACTCTTTTCGGCATCATCTAGCCTCCTAAACCCAGGGACTGACCCGGGATATCGCCGTAGGTATTTCCATCTGCGGCGTCTTTTTGCCCAGCATTAACTCCGTAAGGGCCCATACTAGGGCGTCCATACGGTTAGGGGAATCTTCTCCAGGTACCCAGAAGCACATTTCATCTTCCATTTTGGGGAAGGCCCCAACATGACGGACCTTGCCCTGTTCGTATAGGGCAACAATAGGTTCAGCCCTGGTGGCTTTGCCCCGGCTTGCGTGGACCTGTTTATAGCTGACTCCAGGGTCAATAGTCTTGATGAGAAACTGAACCATCTCACCGCCGTTGTTAGCCTCTGCTACCAGTCTGTCGGCCTTGTGCTTGTGGTAGGCTGCAACGGCCTCCCGGCCCCAGGTGTCAGGGCTTCCTTGGATGCTCAAATCGTCTAAGACATAGGCGTTTCCATCGGCACCCAGACCTGCGACTACGACCCCAGCTTCGTCGCCTTTTGTCGTTGCCGATGGGTCTACACCCACCACAACCCGGACCAGCTCCGGCGCCTCCCGAACCCGGTTCTCCTCGATTAGGCGTCTAGTCCATAGAGCCCCTTCGACATCCTCAATCAGTTCCGCATTTAGCTCTTGCCGTCCTAAGGTAGTGCCCTCATACCGCCGTATAACCGTCTCGATATAAGCTTTGGCAAGGTTATCCATATTGTCATAGGTCTTACCCCGACTGATGACGGTCATAGGGTCCTTCATTATCTCCTTCAAGAGCTTGATAGGTTTGGGCGTTGTCGTTACAATGACCTGAGGATTGTCACCTAGGCGTAGACCCATTTGCAACATATCCCAAGTCTCTTCCGGATACTTAGAGCTAACTAGCTCGTCGACCCACGCCTTTTCAAACTGAGGACCCCTAAGACGGCTCGGTGTTTCCGCAGAAAAGAGGGTCGCCGTCGCCCCGTTAGGCCATGTTATCCGACGTTTTGACGGTTCATAGGTTGGCATATTCCACGGTGGAGAGATGGCAAGAAGCCCCGAATCGCCTTCTACGGCTACATCCCGGCAGTCAGCAGCTGTAGGGCATACGATGGCGATGCGCTGCACCCCAGCTTCTACCTGCTGGCGGACCCATTCGCATCCCGCCCGGGTCTTGCCAAAGCCACGGCCTGCCAGGATGAGCCATGTATTCCAATTTCCTGAAGGTGCCAGTTGATTATCCCGGGCCCAGAACTCCCATTCATACTGCAGCTTGAGTATCTGGGTCGATGTCATGCTTCGGATAACTCTGGTCCTCTCATTCTTAGGCATCAGCAAAAGTTTCTCCAGGGCTGCTCCCATGACTTAGCCTTCCTCTTCTACCCCTTGGTCTTTTCCGGCCCGCCTAGCCGCTATTGAGTCGATTCTACTTAAGAGTTCTCTATGTACATCTACCTCAACAGGACCACCTGCGGGCCCTGACAGTTCAGCTGACACCCTGTCCTTCCTACCCCAGCGCTCCGGGAATCTCCGCTCTAGAAAATCTCTTGCGGCTTGCCAGTTGTCCACAGCCTCTTTCTGCCAAACAGCCACCATAGACATTTCTGCTTCTGCCTCAGCCTGCTTTACCGCCTCCAGAAATTCCCGAAATTGCCCCGAGCGCTGTTCCTCGCCCTTAATCATCCATGTTCTAAAGGTCGAATATCCTATTCCCGCATATCTACAAGCAGGCTCATAATGGTTGCCAGCTCTTATCGCATCTAGTAGACGAGTCTGGGATTCGGGAGTCAATTTTGACGGTCGTCCAGCCATATCGTCTCTCACTCCTTGGTTAATTCTACGATTCAATTTCTATTTGGCTGTCCACCGTTAGATGAATGCCGTATGTGTCCATGAAGTAAAACCATGTCCGACATGCTCTATGTTGCTTTCTCGTGCTTCATAACACTCGTTTATGGCAATGTAAACTGGTTTATGATATGGTGCAGAACAAGCCAGCAGTCGGATACAATAACTACTAAAAAAGAGCCGGGGACACTCCCAGCTCTTGTGTTTTATCATAATTCATCGATATATCCTATTGCACATTGTCAGTACAATTTCTGTCATCTTCTGCAAATGTGCTGCTCGTTAAATTAAGCTCGTAAGCTAGAATTGCGATTATTGAATCCCTGATGGAGTATACGGCCCTGAAGGATACATGGATTGCCCTGGCAATTTCAGCCCATGACTTATGCTGAAAGTAACGCAACCATATCAGTTCTCTTTGGTCCTTACTCATTCGTTTTATAGCCCGTTTTATAATCTCGTTATCAGCAATCGTCTCTTCATGACTTGCGACAAATTTCTCCTGATCACTTGTAGTGTCATTGGTCTTCGCCACGATACGGTCATACGCTGCTGTACCTCCTCCAGGAAGGGTGAGGTTATACATTGCCCATGCAACCAGTCTGCCCTCTACGATGGTTCGCACGGAGTCGAAACCCATCGCACCATCTCCTTTAGAATCCCATAGATTCCATAAATTTTATGGCTTCGTATGCCCCATAAGCCACATGACATCCCCATCCCCGCTTCGATAGTTCATCCATCCACCTTTTCTGTTCCGCTGTGACCCTCGACTTACCGCCTTGACGCTTCATTTCAACGGCTATTGAGTGGACCTCAGGCCGTTTGGGTGGACGGTCAAATATCAATAGGTCAGGCACTCCCCTTTTGGTTCCGGCCTTCTTAAGTCTTGCTCCTGTGATTTCAGTTCGTTTACCTCCATTAGGCACATGAGCATATAGGATGTTTTTGGCTTCTAGCCACTCGACGAATTTAAGTTGTTCTGCTTCTTCCGTATGGTAATTCCAGGACTCACCATAATTTCCCATGCTCTGAGCTCTCAATTGTGCCACCTCCACCCTATATCTCTATGTACCCATGCGAAGGTGGATTTCTACTTTTACCAGGAAAAATACCGGGCCAAGAATTAACAAAGCCTCCCTGACTTAGAGGGAGGCAATAACTTTTTAGCCCAATAACAGATGAATATTGTTTTTATGGGATTTTATTACAAGATTTTAGGTTTTTGTTGAAAATATTCTGTGATTCAGTTATTTTTATATCTGTAATGAGCTTTAAAAGGAGAGCTGATGATATGACAACTACACTTGAAACCTATATTGAGTTCCTGAGAAGAAAGCTAACCCTTGAATATGCTAAAGCTGGAAGAGTAACCCCTAAGGTCTTATCCCTATCCCAGACACTAGACCACTTAATCCTAAACTACACCTTAAAGCGTTATGTACATCAAAACTTCAATTCTTTAACTAATCTGCACTAACCTTTCTATCTAGCCAAAGCAGTATCTGAGCTAGGGCAATTCCCCAAATGGCACTTATAGCTGCATTAGTCACGGCTGTTTTGAATGTGATGTGTTCTAGAGGATGCACTTGATATAGAGTAGTCATGAAGTAAGAGAACATCCAAATCGATATACCATAGACGGCACCCTTAAACCGAATGTTCTCACTTGATATGAAGGTTAGGGAATAGGCAAAGAATACTCCTAAAAGACCCATCCATCCCATCAACATAAGCTCGGAGAATGCCCTCGCATGGAAGGTATGAACCTTATTTCCATAAACAAAGACGGACATAAAGTTCCGGAAAATCAGATTCGTAAGGTTAAAGGTCTCTGCCGTGTACATAAATATTGCCTGCACTACGCCTGCGCCAACACCTGCTATGAAGCCACGTGTAAATCGGTCATTTAGGGTCATTCTTTCAAATTCCCTTCCGCAGCAATGCTTATAAGAGCCTTCCTAAGCCCTATTACCACCATCTTGCATAACTCAATTCATCGTCTTTCCTTTCGTGAATCGGCCTCAGTACTGGAGTCCCCATTATGGTACACCACCAACAACAATGCTATGATTCCAAATAATGGTTATCCAATGAATGGAAATGATACACACTTCATATCGAGATAGGCGACCGTAAACATTAAGAAGTGGTCACAAGCCAATTGTAGAATATCTGACCTTGAAGGATACGCATGGACAAGCCTCGAATTCTACCAAATAAAGGATCTTCGTGTGACAGTGCTTGCACATTGTCAAAGCGCTGTCCGAATCGTTTTCGTTATATGCCTATTTAGCAGCGGTTTATAACTTTCGTGTTCTCAGTTACGTATTGACAAAGTTCACTTTGACAGCACGGCTGTCATAACGTTTTTGTCCATATGGACATGTCATGGGTTGACAAACGTCACCCGGACAGTATAAGTGTCCTACCGATTTTGTCCTATTGAAAGGGATGACAGAACGCATTGACAGAATGGTTGACAATAAAGGAAACTGCCACCTTGTTAAAATGCTCCGAAAGGACCGTGAGAAGGTACATAAAGGCTGGTAAACTGGAGTCTATCACCCAGCCATTAGACCACGGCGGGTATAAGGTAATGGTTGGCCAAGTGAGCGTTGACAACCTTATTTTGTCTATGGGTGACAACGAGGACAATACACTTTCACAGGTTGACAGCACTATGACAAGTTCAGACGACACAAACCCGCCCTTCGACATGGAAGCCTTTCTCAAAGCGATGTCTACCCTTCAGTCAGCCCTTTCCAACCTTGCGACAAAGGAGCAGATTGACAACGCTATGACAAGTGTCAACAGCCTGGTAGACCGTATGACACGCCTTGAAGAGATAATTCAAGCCCAGGCCGAAGCTGCCGCTGCGAGGGACGCTTTGCCATGGTGGAAAAAGCTATTTAAGAAATGAAAAAGGCTAAAGCCCTACAGCTCTTAGCCTTCGAAAAAATCTCTTCATGTTGACATTGCCCCGCTGTTTGTCGCTATGTCAATTATCCCTGTCATAGCGCCGTGTCAAGCCCATCCCCTGGATAAAGGGGCGAGCCTCATACCACTCTGCCCATTTCTTTTCAAGCTCAGCATCTTCCATTATTGCTGATAGATTCCCCATGTTAGGCCCCGTAGGGATGTGGACTCCCCTTTCCCAGGTCTGGATAGCGGAGAGTCCTACACCCATCCTAGATGCTATTTCCATTAACGAGAGCCTATTCGCCTTTCTAAACGTTCTGAGAGGGTTAGATTCAACCCACTCTTTGGTAGTCATGATTAGACCGCCTTCTCTTCCAACCTTTCAACGATTCTCGAATGCCACTCCAGAAGCTCTTTATAGGTCATGCCCTTTGTAGAGTCCGCCCCATCCCTAGCCCCTCGTAGCAGCTCCTTCATGGTGTCATCGTCAAGCCCTTTCGACTTACCCCAACTGTATACTTCGCTTATCTCCGTACTTAATGCCAGCCGCTTCTCATTATTTGGGTCCTCTCCCAAGGGTGATGATGTCTTCTCCCTGATCTTGACTGACAGATTTGTCTTGCTAGCCTTCGTTGGAGGCGATGGTGTCTTCACCTTCTCTAGCTCCTCGGCTACGATACCGCCTATCAGTTCTTCCATGATGCTATCGAAAGAAATATTGGTCATAGGGTGGACCCTTTCCGCTGCGGTAATTCTAAAGCCATTCTTTAGGACCTGTGCTTCGCCTCCGCCCGTTAACCTAAGGTGAATATCACTCAAGTAGGGGAGGCGTTTATATCCTTCCATCACTAAGGACCCCGTCCTGGTCCGATTATCACCCTCACCGACATATTCGTCCTTTAAGCGGGCCGTCAAGACGAGGTAGTATCCCCGATTCCTTATCGCCGCCACTAAGTTGTCGATTTTCTGGAAGACATCGCTCCACAGGACCTGCGGGAAAACTTTTTTCTTTTGATTCTCGTAGAGCCATTCAGCCTCAGCGTACTTCTGCAAGTCACTTGCGCTATCTATGACTATGGTACCAGTCGTGAACTTATAGAAGATGCCCTCCTTGATAGCCGTTCTGATATCTGCCAAGCCCTGACACTTTTTACGGTAGACCGCTTTCGTGCCTGCAAATTTCGAAGCTACGACCTCGCCCCGATTCTCCGTATCTAGCTGGAATATTGGCTCCGGGAAGCTTAGGGACAAATGCGACTTTCCTACTCCTGGCATACCTTCTATAAGGCATACCCATGGCTTAAATACTACTGATTCGGGTATCTCGTCCCACATGAAGGTTCTTTGCTGTATCATCTCTGTTGCCATCGCTATCGCCTCCTAAAATGGGCATTCATCACTAGCTGCTATCTCACTCGATGCTGTTGTAGGGATTTCATTCGCCCACTCAATACCCAGGGAATATGTCGTCTCGTATATGGTATCTACCTTTGCCTTCCAGTCACTTCCCAGCTTGGCTAGCTCATTTAACCCATTCTTCAAAGGCCTTATATCAAAGGCAAAACACTTTTTCTTCATTGGCTCAGGGCACTCGCGGTGTAGAGCCTCTACCAGCTCTTTATTCACAACCCTATTGGTTGCCTTAAGCCGGACCTGACCCATGGGCGTTAGTTTGAGGGTAGCGCCTTCCTTCTGCATTCGCTCTATTAGGGCAGCCTTTGCAACCTTTAGGGTCAAATTAGCCATTGCATACGCATCTTCAAGGTCTTTTATCTGCTCAACAATCTCTTCATCCGTCATACTCCCGAAGTCCAGAATCTCCCCGGTTATGAAATTGATGAGTCTATCCACCGCTCTAGCCTCCCTTATAGTCCACCACCAACAGCAATGCTATACAATATCCGATGCTCTACCTGATAGCCCTCAAGGGTATCGGGGCCTTAAGGTAGATGTCACCTTCACAGTACGTAAGAGTTGACATGTTACCCTTGTACTGTCACTTATATGTTCCTCCTCTTCGATACTTGACCTAACCAACGCCAACAATAATAATATTATCAGAGGACTGCCTCGAGGTCTTTATGGGCTTACTACCAGGCTTTCCAGCCCTCACCAAAAAGAAAACGGCTCTCTCTTTACCAGAATTGAGCCGTTTTTATATATGGTATTTCGAAAGTCTAAGTAACAAGATGAAAAGGAAAAAGCTGCCTTGATTAACTTATAGTCAACCAAAGACAGCTTATTGGAGTGCTCTATAGAAGGAAATATCCTTCAACTCCACAGAGTTATTATTTCCCAAGCTACGATAGTAATATGCAGCCTGCATATTCATTAATTCAGTGCGGAAAATGAAAATTCCCCAGGTAACCCGGGGATATTTCTATGCGCCTAATTTTTCTAGCTTCTCTTCTATCCACTCTACTCGCTTTTCTAACTCGTAGTTAGATGTTTTTGTGACGTTCTCAGCAAGTAGCTCTATCTTTCGATGGGTCTCTTCGGTCTCGATCTTGACCATTCTAGTTAACCGGTCTTCCATATCCTTCATAGACTCTTCTAGCCGGTCTTCCATGCTTTTCATGGACTTATCTATGGAGATCAACATTGACTCCATAATATTCATTAAGTCTTTCATTGTAGGCTCGCTCATTATAATATTTAGTTCCACCTAATCGTGCCTGTCTCCTGCGGAGCTCTTAGTTAGTCTACCCTACCTACAAGACTACGCCATTGCCCTCTATATATACTTTAGGTAATGATCTACAAAAATTCTTATCCTAGTTAAAATAACTTTCCAAATTCAACCCTATCAGATGTCCAATGTTTTATAGGAATATTTCGAATCACATCGAATGACTGCGGAAAATGAAAGAATTGCGGTGGAATTATGGCTCTCAATGCACCTAAACTGGCTTCTCGGAGTTTATACTGCTATACCCTAGTAATGACACCAGACCCGGAGACACCGGGTTTTACTCCATTGGACATGTTTCGAAGATTTGAGGTCTTCAATAAAGACCATATTAAGCAAATAGATGAAACTACAGGAGTATGCCTTACTTTGGATGGACTAGGTCCGGCTGCAGTAAAGGGGCATTTTGATTGGCTCAGGTGGGAAGTTCCTAGAGTAGTCGATATAACTCAAGGGAAGGAACGTTTTTTGAAACTGGCACGAGAAGAAAACGTGCTTGAGCGAGCTCATTTCATTTTCTATCCTTCCACTACAGTAATGGTGATTGAGTATAACCATTATGGGGCAAGAGGTTTTGGTAGGTTTGGTTCATACATAAAAGAGTTAGTTTCTGAGGTTCAACAATGCGATTTAAGGCCTATATTAAGAACAGATGCTTTTGATAGGGTTAAAAGGCAACAGGGAACCTTCCGACGTTGTGAAGTAACTATTACATCCCCTGCTCTCACAATTTTAGAGGATGTTTTTAAAATGGGTACTACTGAAGTAATGGGTGATAGTCCTGATGACGTTACCGTAAACATAACTATAAGCGCTGGCAGAAAGACCTTGCCAAAGGAAACTCAAGGTCTACTAGGAAACCTTGTCAAAAGGCTACATACCAATAAGGCTGAACTAAGTGCTTTGAAGAAGGTTGAGTTAACAGGGGATGAGGTTATAGACCTTGTTGGTGAGGACCTCTACGCCAAGGTATCAGTTCTTACGGTGGAGGAGAATACTCGAATAGTACAGTCATCTAGCATGTACACCGCTATTAATGAGTTTTACCAAAATGATATCGTTGATTATCTCCCGGTACTTCGCAAAGGGAGTTGATAACTGTTGCGTGAGCGGTTCAAGCGGCATATCACAGGCACGGCTCTAGCCACTTCGTTATTTTTGGGTGTCCTTTTAGAGTATTTATTTTGTCCCGGTCAAGCTATGCTGGATTTAGGACAGGATGGTACGCTTATAGGTCTATTCGGTAGTTTGGCTGGATTTTTAATAGCAGGTCTTACTATTCTCTTAACATTGGTAGACCATGAGGCATTGATGCCTATTAGGGGAAGCGTTGCGGAGAGCTATATTTTACGGTCCTTTGTATGGTCTATATGGACTCAATCAATAGCTTTGGTCTTTAGTATAGTAATACGCCTAGTGCCTAATCCAGAAAAGCCTTCTAAAGCGCTTATAGTGGTCTGGTCTTGGTTGGGTCATAGTATCTTTCTAATTACTATCGCCTCAGTTGTCATGCTCTTCGTTGCTGTTTTCTTCTTGTCGCTGGTTGTACATAAAATAACTAAGCATAAGGCTGACGAAGCCGCAAAGGCAAAAAAGGAGACTCAACAAAAAGAAGTTGAATTAAAAAGTACACAAAGTAAAAATAAGTGGTTATCGTAGGGACTCGGGTTTTACCGGGTCCTTTTAAATATGTGGGAACGCTTTCAAAAGCTTAGAGATACTTTGGGCAGGCAGTTCTAATACGGGCCCATTTGATGGTGTAGGGCATAGGGAAAAAAGCTTTTCCCGCCCCTGGCAAGATAACATCGAGTGGCTTAGCTAAAGCAAGATCAACACTAAGAAGTATAGAATGCCCTGAGTACAGAAGCCGTCTATCGAATTCGTTGAGTTCCTCAATTTGCAAGGGCAAAGTATTACGCTTCTCGTCTTCCTCTTTATGTGTCCATGATTTATTCGTGCATGAAAAGCAAGGTGACAATATCTTCCTTGTGGTAGTGTTAATCTTGAAGTGAGGGAATCTAATGGATTGGCTTGATAATATGAACGCGGCAATAGAATACATCGAAACGCATCTGGCAGATGAAATCTCCTATGATCGCACCGCACAAATCGCATGTTGTTCGACCTATCACTTCCAGAGGATGTTTTCATACATCACGGGAGTACCGCTGTCGGAGTATATCCGGCGCAGAAGGATGACATTAGCGGCTTTCGAGTTGCAAGCTGGAAATTGTAAAGTTATTGATGCGGCATTAAAATACGGATACGAGTCGCCGGAAGCATTCAGCCGAGCGTTCAAAAAGCTGCACGGCGTCATGCCGGTATCAGCGCGCGATATAGGAGTTTCGTTTAAAGCCTATCCGAAGATGACCTTCTCTATCACAATTAAAGGAAATGTTGAGATGAAGTATCGCATTACACAGCGAGAGGCGTTTCGTGTGTTCGGCGTTTACGCGGACATTAGCACAAATCAGGAGACTGCATTTGAACAGGTTCCGCAGTTTTTTAGAAAGTGCGATGAAGACTTGGTGCCGGACGAAATCAACGAACTTTTAGGCCGTTTCAATGATAATCACACAATCTCAGCGTTGTACGACCATACAGAAAAAACATTTAAGTACATGCTTTGCCAGTTCTTACCCAAAGGCCTTTCGGTACCGGATAGATTTACGGTACTTGATGTTCCTGCGGCGACATGGGCTGTCTTTGATGTGCCCGACTGTGAAATTCAAGCCATGTGGAGACGAATCTGGACCGAGTGGTTTCCTACCTCTGGATATGAATCGGTGGAGGGTATACAATTCGAGATGTACTATGGGTTAGCCAGCCATGAAAATGTCTTCGGAGAGATTTGGATTCCAGTCAAGAGGAAATAGTCTTATCTTATAACCATAAAAAGAAAAGACAGCTATAGAAATGGATGCCGGAAGGTGTCCATTTCTTTTTGGTGTATTACGGGCAATTGGTTTAGAACCCTTATATAAACGGCTGCACGAACCCATCATCGGCATAGGGTGAACGCACCATAACTTGCAGCAGATTTCTCTCAACCTCTACGCTCTCAAGCCTCGTTTGAGCCTTCATCAGCTCTTTCCGCAGCAAATCATTAACTGACCGCAAGCTCTTGTTTTCTTCAGCCAGTAGCCGGTATCTTCCTAGTAGTTCCGACTCCGTACCCATCCTTATTCCCCTAACTCGAATATGAATCCAACAGCAAATGCAATCGACGGCATTCGGTTTCAAGTCGTCCAACCTCAGCCTTTAAACCCAAGATTTCGTCGTTTAGTCTCGCATTCTCACTCTTCATATCTGCCAGCCGGTCCCGATAAAGGCCAATTAGGGCAGACATCTTCGGCACTACGCATAAGGTCGCATGACCCCGAAGGTTAGTCTCAGGCATTGACACATACCTCCTTGCAAACGAGATATAGTCAATGATATGCCTCAAGGAAGCTCGGGTATCAGCCCTCCAAGCATGGCGTTGATAATATTTTTTGCGTCCTTCAGATGCTCTTCTGTTGTCTTCGGGAGAATTGTTTTATATTCCATTTTGGGAATGGACGGCTCTTCAGGCATATCTACAGGCAGAGTATCCAATCTGGCCATTTCTTGCTGATAATTGCTGCTATAATATTTGGCTACTTCCTTGCGGTGGACTGCGTCCTGTACTAACCGCTCTGTCACAGCCCTACTCCTGGCTTGGTTTTCTAGCTCAACGACTGACTCCGCTTCAAGCCGGGTAGAGCTCATATATTTCCACATCTTGCCCTCCAAACGAAGGTTTCGAAGCATACCCGTGAGGTAGGCTGTAGCGGATTTTTTTATCTGTAATAAGCCTTTCTGAACTTTTTCGTCTACCTCAGCCTTGGCTCGACTTACAACTTCTTTTCCGTATTCAGCCTCCAAGGTATGTATATTATTAGGGGTAGACCGGACATACTTGTTTGCAGATAATTTATGCTTACCGGTTAGCTCACGAACTTCTGTAGTTCGTCTGTCTAGACATATCTTAGTTGATATATCTTTGTTGTAGTCTTTTGGTATTGGTGCCGTGATTTTCACGGTATGGTTAGTTTCTTTTTTACCAGATGGTATATCGTTTTCTACGGTATCTTGATGGGTGCACGATATAGACTCTGGTGTTGATTTAACGGCACCTTCATCTGAACATCCTACTATCTCCGAATTAGCTTTTTTCAAGGCTTTCTTATTAATTGGTACTACCTTTTCCTTTTTAGGGCATGGAGGATTAGATGCCTCATAATCGGCCAATAACTGAACAAGCTTAACCTTATCTACGGAGTACCACAGGGTACGGTCATAGCGTTTAAGGTTGTAATTACCGACAATCAAAATACCCATCTTCCGGAGTCTCTGAAAAATTTTACTGAGCTTAGATTCTCCTATATTCGTAAACTGATCCAGCCATTCATCCATCGTATTGTAGACCCATCTTCTACCATCCATCTCTTTACCTATGCTACTGTCAAGCCAATACATGACTCGGTTTAACACCATCGCTGCATCATTCGACTTTAGGAGCCTAGCTATCTTTTCGTTAAAGTGATATGTAGACGGAAATTCTTTTAAAAGAGATGACTCAACCTCGTTCATCAAAGTTGTTGTGAACAT